GTTGGTTACGCTCGAACTGGTCTGGAAGGTCCAGAACAATGCAAGGCCGATGTTTAAGGCAAGGTTCCTCTTTCACTGCATGAAAGTTCTCAGGACTCACAAACACTACAAGGTCTGCCCACTGCACCAGTGCCTCACTGATGGGGATCAGGGCGTACTCTTCTGCCGTACCACAAGCACGAGTATTGTAGCCATACGTCTGTTGAAGGTATTGAGCTAGTGTAGGGCTGCGCAACAGGCCAGCCGAACACACGCACAACACCCGCTTGTCATTGTTCTGGTAGACGTTACCAGCGTTGCCCATCTGATTGCGGGTGGATTTAATCATACTAACAGGACTTCCTCTTGGAACTCATTGGGGTCCGGCAACTTGTTTACCTCGTGTACTTCAGCGTGGAACCAACCCTCCCCTGGGTTGTAGTCATAAATCTTGACTACCGCCTCAGGGTTGTGATTGTGAAGCTCCTCTATCAACTCTTTTACTTTCACTTACGGGCTTCCCAATCTTCAAAGGCGCCAATGAACATCTTGACTTGCTCAGAACGCAACACATCATCACGAGTGAAGTGGATGGTATGCACTGGCAGGTCAAGGGTTTCGACCATGTTGATGAACTCTTGCAGGCCGGAGTTCTTGAACAGGGGGCTGGTCTGTGCTACGTCACCACACAGGACGAGCTTGCTGTATTTACCCATACGAGAGACCAAGACTTTGATCTGCTCGAAGCTCATGTTCTGGCACTCGTCGACGATGACAAGGGCGTTGTCCCAGGTCAGGCCTTGAATGTGTTCAAGCATGTAGTACTGGATACGCTTGTTTTTCTCCAGGTCTTCCTGGTGAGCGTAGCCAATGCCGTGGGCGTTCCAGTTCTGTTGCAACGGACGAATCCAAGGAAGGAGCTTCTCACGCTCACCACCTGGCAGGAATCCGTTTGTCTGGGCAAAGGAGACGTTAGGACGAGCGAGGATCACCTGGCTCTTCTTGTTGCCTTCCAGCCACTCTACAGCTCGACCAATAGCACCATATGTCTTGCCTGTCCCTGCGCTCCCATACGCGATTGTAGGCATCAGTGAGCGGTCCCGAAGGGCCATGTCGTAGAGTTCATGTTGTTTTGTTGGTTGGAGATCCATTCAGTTCACCAAGTAGGAAAAGATTGTGACCGCAAGGAAGACGGAATTAATGGCGAGCATTGCTCGGGGAGATTGTTCCGATAACTTTTGCGGAAGGAAGATCACTAGCAGGTTTGTTACCAGCAGCGACAGAAGGATTAACATTCTTTCTCCCGTCGTACCACAGGTAAAGGAAGTGAGAGGACACAATCCCCAGGCTCCCGCCTAGGCCACTGAGGAACACCAGTAAAGGCATGCCAAGGTGGTTGTTTGCGATAGACCAAGTTGTCGCCACTTGAGCAAAGGTGATCATCCATGTCATGAAGAACGACAACTGCCAGCGATTGTCCCTCATGAGCTTGGACTGGAAACCCAGCAGCAGGACTGTGAAGTAAGCTGCAAAGCTGACGACAAGTCCTTGGATGATCGGATTCATTACTCAATGCCCTTGGTTGCGGATGGGATATTGCTTGGGTAGTAAAGCAGCTCCACCTTCTCGACAGTAAAACTATCGAGAGGCAGATCATGCTCCCTGAGCCACCTGATGGGAGAACGATAATCCTTGAAGACAACACCTTGTGTCAGGTGTGCCCCCAAGAACTTGTCCTTTGCCTTCAAGTAGTAAAGGTCTGGTAAGAACTTACTCACCTTATACCGCGTTTACCAGCAAGACTTTACGCAGCTCTTTAGGCAGCTCAGTAGTACGGGAACGAGCCCAGCCACCACAGTCGTTGCAACGGAACCGCTGGTACTTGCCAGTGTTCGTGGTGACATAACCACGACGGGTGACATGCACACTGCCGCACTTAGGACACACAGGACCTTCGTGCTCGATGTAGATCCCGAGGTTCGCATGGTTACGAATCCAAGGACGCATCTTGATGTACACCTCTTCCAAGGTCAGGATGTCCTGGATGTTGTACAACCGCATCTCATTCCATGCTGCGTCATTGCCACGCAGACACTCAAGCCATAGCTCAAAGCCAGGGAAGTCCTTGTGCTGATCCTTCGGCGCACAGCCGAGAATGATCGCCAGGTATTCCAGGCTGTTACGCTCGAACTTGAACTCGTTGCGGGCAACCTTCAGGGTATCAACTGTCTTATAAGGACTTGGAGGCTTGAGTCCGTGAACCAAAGCCCGACCGTTAATAGAAGGAAGGTCGAAACGATCACCATTCTGAGCGATAACGATATCAGCGTCATCAAGGACATCGATGAGCGCTTGAGTAATTGCTTTGTCGTCATCCTTACGGTTCTCTTTATAGATGATCTGGTCATCCCCCAGTCGCTTCGCAGCGAAGGACATGATGTGACCATGATCCAACACTTGCTTAGCCCCAACGTGCTCCTTGAAGAAGCGCCATACATAGGCGATCTTTGGAGCCGTCTCAATATCAATTACATAGATCTTAGGTGCGGCCACGCTTCAGTTCCTCGCTTCGGTTGTCCAGTTCTGGGTGAGTCCTGAACCCTTCGGCTAAGAACATTGCGTTACAGAAAATATGATCTACGTGCGGTTTACCCGATTCAGGGTCAATATCTTCACCGCTAAGATAAGCTGAGATGTGACGCAAAAGACTATCGCATACGTCAGCATGGGGAAGCCCCTTATGCCAATTACCACGATTGTATTTAGCAGCACCAAACTCCAAGACACCGGCAAGACCCGCCAGTGCATGGCGAGCCTCCAGGATCATAGACAACTGAGCTTTGCCGTCGTTAAAACGGTCAGCTAACTCAGCCATTGGCCTGCACCCGTTTGTCAATTGTGCCATTGGTTACTTCACAGCGGACTGTGCTGTAACCTTTGAGCAAGATGTAGTCAAACATGGCCTTCATTTGCTGTCGACTAATGTCGTCAAACTGGGCCACATAGGCTCGTGCTTCCTCGTCACCTGCATCAGCACGCAGATTAAAAACGATCGAGCACCGATTCCATGTGCGCATCGATACAGACTGCACATCATCGAACCGTGGGCTGTTACTCTTCTTCAATGTCAAACTCCTCGTCATCGAACTGTTCTTCTTTGGCACGTCTCCGACGTTCCTTAGCAATACCAACTTCCTCAATACTTTTCACCTTGTGGCAATCGCCACACAAGAGTTGCAAGTTAGTTGAGTCACAAAACATCCGTTCGATACATTCATCCCAGGTCGTGAAACCCACTGCTGGGTCAATGATCGGGACTACGTGGTCAACAAAGATGTTTTTAACGCGCTTCCGTAAATCCTCGTTATAGATAGTTGGGGGAACCTCAGTCCCGCAACATTCGCATCTGTACAAGCCCCTGCTAACGTGAGCACGCTTCTTGCATTGCTGTATCGGAGCCCATTTACGGGTTGCGCTTCTGAGATTGTTTTTAATGAAGCTGTTGAACTTGGCCTGCGACCATTTACCGTCGCACTTGACCAGCTCTCCCATGGGTCTACCCAAGCATTCTCCCTAGTTGCTCTATGTGTCGTTCTTGTTGGAGACGTGCGTTGTTTGCTAGGTGATACACGATTTCTATTAGCTCGTCTTTCGAGTAGCTGGTGATCGGTTTACCCATCCACAACATGTCCCGCCCTTTACGTTCCTCCTTGAACTTTACTCTCTCATTCATCTGGACTGCCTCCAGAAGATCTCTGATGTACGCGTCTCGCTCATCAATTACATCATCACGAGCTGCTATCTCTCCTTCTAAGTCTTCAATCTTTTCTCTTTGTTCGACAACCAACTCCACCAGCTCCTCAAAACTGGACTTGAGGAACTCGTCAATCTCACGTCTCAGTGCCATCAGCTACCTCTTGGTAAAAGCCCACGATAACGAACCTGTGTCCGTCAGCTTTAGGCGGCCATCTGGAGTGGAACCTGTTAGCGTTGTAGATTACAGCGTTATTCTCCACCTCTGGAGAGAACTCTGTCATTTTCCACTGTCCATCGTCCTCTCGGAAGATCATCCCTCGACCCTCTGTGCCATGCTCAGGGTGCTCAAAGAGCGCCGTTCCTGTGTGACCAGTAGTGAGGTATAGGACACTAGCTACATCGGGCTCTAAGCCCTGTATAAGCCCGTCTGAGTGGATACGAAACGACGTATCGAGGTCAGGGGAGTTATACCTGCAAAACATTTCCACAATTGACAGGGGTTTGCCCCACGCTTCCTCAACGGCATCGGCTATGAATGTCCTAGCTGTTTGTGACAGCGCACAGACAGACATAATCACACCATCACCCAAGGGTAATGGCATGTAGTCTGAACGACCGAGTTCTACTTTCAGTTGATAAAGCTCGTCTTCGGTTAGAAGTCCTTCGACAATCATACAGACTCCATTTTATAAGGCAACTTGGGTCTCTCCACACTGTAGGGAGTGATATGTGCCCCAGTCAAAATCCGCTTCCGGCCAGCTTTTGTGTATCAATAGGCCGTCGAACTCGTCAGAGAAATACCAGCCAGCTTCAAACTCTTCCTCTGTCAGAGACAGGGATACATCCTTGAACAACTCAGCGTACCTCTCATACGTCATTCCGCCAATCTCGTACTTCTCTTTAAAGGTCATTTTAGCCTCGTTCGTCCACCGGTACATACTTGACAGGTGAACCGTCTTCGTTGAGTTCTCGAATCATCCAGAGCAGGTCTGCCTGCTCTATCAGTTCCACCCTCCAATCTTCCCCGTATTTCGCCTCATATAGCCCCGCCACACGTTCAAACAGTAGTTCTTCTGACCCGCAGTCAGCAAGGGACTTGAAAGCAAGGACCGGACCTCCGCCTGGTAAACCGGGAATGTTGTCCGTGCCGTCCCCTGTGATAAGCTGGCTGTAAAAGAACTTAATTCCTTCACCTTTGATCGTATAGCTTCTGACTCCTTTTGCGGAGACGTGTTCTTTGAGACGTAGCTCACCTAAAAAATCCACCCTTTGAGGGCCAAACTGGGGTTGTCTGCCACACTCCCAGCCGAAGTGCATGCCGGGAACCATCCGCAGGTCTTTATCCCGCGAGCAGCAGATAACACTCAATGCGTTCCCGTTGCGAATGAGTTCCACGCAGATCATGTCGTCTGCTTCCATCCCCTCCGCGATTACACACTCGTAGTTAGCGAGCATGTACTCACGAATATTGGCGTAGTGGAACGGTTTTTCCTGTACCCGTTGACCTTTGTACTCTTTCTTCTTGGCTGTCTCGAATCGGAAGTTGGGCTTGAACTCGATAAGAGCCTCGCCCTGATGCTTCTTCTTCTTGTTGATCGACTTGATGAGCTTGCGATCACCGGTCAGATAGAGGACGCTTGGTTCAGTTGCCCAAACCAACGCCTCAATCTCCCTGATTTTATCATCAAGGAGGCTTGCCACATAGTCGAACTCACGCACAATGAGTTCACCAGACTCGGGGTCAAGGTACTGACCACAGTTGGCGATCTCATACACCAAGATGTCAGCATCAATCAATGCTTTCATTAGGTTCCTTAGGTCTGACCATCACGACGAACTCATCCAGTGCGTCGGAGATTGTGAAGTGTTTAGTGCCCATGTACTCAATGAGTTCCCAAGCTGCCCCTTGGAGTGCCTCTTCCAAGTCAACACGCTTATCGTTCCAAGCCACCTCATCAAAGGTGTCTGGCTCGTCATAGGTTGAGGTCATTGACACGACTCGCATTCCTCAGGGGCATCTGGGTTGCAGGACACACCCGCTAGCCAGTCCTCATCTACCACGTCAACCTCTGGTGGAGTGTACGGGAGGGTCTGGTGAAAGCAGGTTGTACAAAACCCCTCACAGTTACGCTCTGCCCAGGCAGTCATTTCCTTGTCGCACTTAACGCACTTAGTCATTAGTCATTCTCCAATGTGGGAGATTCAAAGCCGTCTTTCGGGGAGAAGTCCTCGAAGTACGCCTCTTCCAGAATTGCCAGCTCAAACTCTTCTGGCCGCTCAAGGTTTTTGGCGGTGATCAGAAATGGTTTGTCTTGCACCTGAATGTGATACTCATGGATACGAGCAGCCAGAAAAGCACGTCGAAACAGGTACGGATCGTCTTCTTTCTCACGGATGAAGGTGTCACCTGCGAGATACACGAGTGTACCCTCAGGCAGACCGTCCTTGGCCAACTCTTTACCAGTGATTTGAGCAAAATCGCCAGCTTTAAACTCTTTAACTTCCACAGATTACTCCGATATGTGTATACATCCACACAACAAACGCCAACATGATGGCTATTGAACACCATCCTGCGTCATTCACTGCCCAAGGCTTCACAAATTGCGTTACGTTCTTCGACCGACAGTTGAGGTTGGACAGAATGCAAGTCATCAAGGTTCACCCAGCGACCGCCCGAAGGGACGGTGCTGTGTTTCATTGTGAACCCGTTAGTCTCCCAGTCGTAAATCCACTCGCCGTTAGGCCAGATGTATATTACCATGGGATATCGTCGTCTCCAACGTCTTCAGCGTCAACATCGTCATCACCTTCTGGTACATCCTCAACCTCTACCACAGGCTTACGTGCTGGCTTGTCTTTTTTGACAGGCTTAGCAGGGCCGTTGAGAGCTTGATCCAAGGCGCTACCCTCGAACTCCAGACCACCGGTGATCTTCTCTTGAATCCAGTCAGGCAACGACTTGAACACTTCTAGATCAGGGTTATCGATCAGGAAGACTTTTGGTGGGTTGACCAGTTGAGGAGCCTTGGCTGCTTCCTTAGGACGCATCGCGGCTACAGAACTGATGCCATTGCGGATCTTGCCCTTACTTTCGTACTGATTGATAGTGACCATGCAAGGCTCACCAACCAACAGTGTGAAGTCACCCTCGAACTTTTCATCGGGGTCAAGTGCGTGATACCGTTTGGTGGACTTGGCCAAGTCAGCTTCCAGGTTGAACAGGGGGAAGTCCTCGGACAGCCAACGTGGCTTGTCCTCTACGTCGTCGCCGTTCTCGTCCTTACAGAACTCGTCCAGGAACTCGTAGGTTTGGTAGATGGTCTGAGCTGGTGGCTTAGGCTGCCCCTTGAAGGGCCGCTGTGGCTGAACACCAAAGTCAATGACCTGCACCACCCGAGCGGGGTAAGTGCCTTCGTCCATTGGCTCCTGTTCAAGACCTTTTGCTTTGGATTTTACTGTACGAGCATTCAATGCCATTGGGTTTTATAACCTCTTAGAGATATTGTACTTCTTTACTTACGACGCCACCGAAACGATCTCGGTAGATTGTTACTTTCTTCGTTGCTGTACGCACTGTTTGGCTGCTGTGGAACATCATGTCCCCATACTCATTGCGAAACCGGCCCTTCTGGCCAGATTCCACTGAGCGTCCTTGCAGCTTCCAGCCGTTATATGTGTTGTACATAAGTCACCTTAGTGGATGTTGGCATAGCTATCACCGAATTCTACGGAGATATCCAGCTCACGGTTGAGTTTAAGTTCATCATTGACAACCCTGACGGCATCCTTGAGCAACTTTGTAAGCTCCTCACGATGGCCCTTCTTGATTGTGACAATGATTTCGTCGTGCATTTGACCTGTCAGTTGTGGACGCTTCTTGCGGAACTCCATGATCCAACGGTCAAAGCAGTAGACACCTGTGCCTTGGTTGAGCGTAGAGAATCGATCTTTCTCATAGCGAAGACTGTACCAGAACTCGCTTACAGGATTGAACAACCACATACCACCCAACACTTTCTTGACCAACTGCTCCTCAGCAATGGCAAGCACAGACCAATTACGTTTCCAGTAGGCGTCTTTGAAACGCTCACCTTCAGACAAGGGACGGCCAATAGCTCGGGCAATTGCTGCTGCCCCAGCACCATAAACCGCGGTGTAGTTACCTTTCTTACCTACAGCTCGGACTACTTTGAGGGCTTTGAACATTGGAGTCTGTTCGAACTCCTTGTCCGCGGCCTTGTAAGCATTCCCATCCTCCTCTGACATAAGACCAGCAAAGACAGCAATGTCGATATGGGGATCGAAGTCGTCTTCCAACATCGAAGACACATAGTCTGGATCGTGAGGCCACATGTAATGCTGCTTCGTGCGGTCCTCCAACCCTTTCATATCACTGCCGCCCAGTTCATAACCTTCAGGGCACACCAGACAAGCACGTATGTCAGCGCCATAAGGCTTATCAATACCCGGAAGGTTGACAACCACCCGATGCTTGAAGCGTAACGTGTTGGTGAGTCCTTGGATCTTCGCTTGGACATAACCATCTTCATCCACGTTAGCCAAGAATCCGTTCAGCACGCCGATGCGGTGAGTAAGGATGGAGAGACCTTCCAAGACAGCCAGACCTGGCTCCTTGTGAAACAACTTCTTGATGGAAGGGCACACGCCCTTGCCTTCTTTGAGGTTGATTTGGGGGATCTTTCTTACGTCCCCGGTCGCTTTGTCCCTTTTAAATTCGAAGGTTTCTGGCACCCAGCCCAAGCCGTACAACCAGTCCTTGACCTGTGGATGAGAGCCGGGGTTAGGTTCCTTGACCTCCACAACTTCTTCCACTACTCCTTCCGTATCAGCAGGAAGTCCGAGCCTCTCTAGTCGAGCGAACCAGGTCTTACCAGCTTCTGACATATCCTTGTTGAGTTTGAAACATTTGGCTGGCTTCTTAAACTTCTCGTAAACGGGAACTTTAGGCATAGCCGCTGCCAATTCTAGGACTTTCTCCTGTTGCAATGCGACCAACTTGTCGCGGGTCTTAGTGCAATGGTCTACGTCTAGGAGCCAACGTGACGCCTCCTGCTCCCTCGCACAGTCCATCTTGAAGGTTAGGTAGTCAATGAGACGCCACGCCTTCTCCTCGTCACCATAGAGCTTCATAAGATCCTTCCAGATCTTCTGCCACAATTTGGTGTTGATCTTTACGTCTTCCCTGCAACGATTGACATACTCTTCAAGCGGCAGGTTATCCCAGTCCTCAATGGGTGGTTTGGGTACTCCGAACTCTTCTCCCCAGTCCGCCAAGCCATGCTTGAGCCGCTTCGGGTATAGATACCAAGACAGTGGTAGTGTATCAACCAGCCTTGCCTTGACCTTTATCCCCAGAATCCGCTCAACAATAGGAATGTCGAACCTGACGATGTTGTGGCCGATAAGAACATCAGCCTTGGTGAAGAAAGATCGCTCGCGGTCATAATCAACCTCGTCGTAAATCTTGCCACCAACTTGCATCGCCACACAGTGAATCTTTGTCGGTTTAAACCCATCACCTTCAAGGTCGAATACGGCCTCAAGCATCTACCATCCTCTTACCTCTCATGTATCCAGTCAGGCTGTGTCGCACCCCAGCCACGCACCATGTGAAAATGAATGATGCCCCTCAGCCTGAGGGAAACCTCTTCAAAGACCTTGTGTGCTTCTTGGTAGCCCTCGTATGTCTCCCAACACTCCCATTTCTCGTCGTCCCCTCCACGGAACATTACTGACCAAGGGTCAACGATAGGATCAGGTACCATGTTTATCCACGACCTCCGCTTTAAAACGCCAGATCACCTGCTTGATGGTCTTCACCTTGAAGCCAGTGACGTTAGCGATATCTTGTGGAGAGTAATGCTTCTCGAAGTAGAACAGTAAAATCTCTTGATGGTCTTCGAGTTTACCGTCGATCATCGCGTAGATCTTCTTTACTAACTCTGTCTCGTCGATAGGCATTTCCTGAGGGTCATACTGCTCCTCATCGAACTCCTCACCCATGCCAAACAACCACTCGGCACGTTTGTAATCACGTAGGGCGTTCTTGAGGATGGTGCTAAACCACGCACCGAGTTCCTTTTGCTCGGGGTTGAACGTGTCCCAGTACATGAGGGCACGGGCAGAAGCCTCCTGAAGCACATCCTCGGCTGCTTCAGGACTGCCAGCACCATAGGCTAACCGTCGTACAAGATCGTTCCTGTTGTCTTCATAGAACTTACCGAACACCTCGTTCATCGCCGGCTTTCCTCCAAGAGCTTAGCCACCATCTCCACGATATTGCGGAAGGCCAGCTTCGAGATTGGGTCTGGTGAGTCATCGCCAAAGTGTAAGTCAAGGTTAGCCCGTACAATCCTGGCCGCTAGCTCCTCCGTAGACTTAAGCCTTGTCATTCCTGTTGCAGGAGGATTGCTTCCTCAAGCTCCAGCAACTGTGCCAGTGCAGACTTCCCATACGGATCTTCACAGAAGTCACACACACCACGTTCATTAAGCTCGCCGACTTGCATGCACTCAGTGCATGTGCCGATTTCACGATCCGGTTCTGGTGCGTACATTATTGATACCTGCTTGAGTCATCGGTCATGCCTAGGATATAGTTTGCTTCCCATGCTGCATTACTCACTTGCTTCTGCAACTTGGCATTAGCTTTACCGAGACGATCTACTTGGCGTTGTAGCCGTTTGATCTCCTCACGGGCCTCATAAAGAAGCTGATAAGCATCCTTCTGGCCCGTCAAATCTGCTAGACTCATTGGTCCAACTCCTCGAAGTGCGTTGTATTGCGGTTCCAGTACAGTGGGAAGTTGCCTACCTCACCGAACTCCCTGTCTTCCAACAGCTCAAGCTCACGGATGTTACGGATGTGGTCGTTCAAGATCGCATCCTTGTTACCCTTCAGTGCAAGCATGTAGTTACAGGAACGCATCATAGCCCGAGAGCCAGCGAACTGGTTCGAACTTACGTCCCCACCAAGCTCGTGAGGGCAATTACCGAGGCCGATATATTTACCGTCCTTATAGGACTTCAGCCGTGCATCTTTGCTGATGTTGTTTTCTGGTGCTTTCAAGTGGACGAAGATGAACACGACGACGTTAAGGTCCAGGGCCATCGCTGCCAACTCTTGTGCAATCTCTTGCAGTTTGATGTTAGCTGCTGCGGCTTCCATACCGTTGGTCAAGTTCGTAATAGGGTCGATGAAGATAACCTTGGCACCCCAGCCAGCCGCTGCATAGATGTCAGCCTTGAGAGACTCCCACCCCAGATGCTGGTATAGGTTGACCATGCCGAGCTTGCCATACAGCACAGCGCCAGCGTCATCGTAAGCATTGAAATCAAAGTCACGATCAGGGTCATGGAACACCTTACCTACAATCTTGCCAGCGAGAAGTTTGTAAGTCTTCTTGTTGGCTTCTTCGGGCTTAGCCATGAACACTTTGACACCGTGGTTCTTGATGAAGTGCGCGCCCAACTCGTTCAAGAGTTCCGACTTGCCCATCTTAACACCGGCACCAATGTAAATGGTTTCGCCGTAACGGATACCACGAGTGATGTCATTCAGCTTTTCCCAAGGCCATGTAAGCTCGCCTCGTTTTGCCACCTCTCGTGCTTCCTCGTGCAAGTCCTCACCGAACACAAGACGAGTGTTCTTCTTGACCTCAGCACGCCACTTGGCAGCTTGGAAGGCTGCCTTGCCCTTACCCTTGATGATACATTCGTTCGCATCTTTGCAGGGCAGGTTGACGACCGTAGCGCCAGGGAATATCTTGAGGCATTCCTCCGTGGCCTGATGGCCTGGCTCATCATCGTCGAAACAGAAGCTCACCTCTTTGAAAAACTTAGTGATCTCAGGGGCTAGTCGAGCGATGTCCTTATGGGCAGATCCTGCGCCATGGGGCAAACTGCAAACCGCCGGGATAAAGTCCCTGTACTCAGCTTTTTCATAGGTGTCGAAGATAACCTTGAGTGCTACAGCGTCCAGCTCACCTTCAGTAATGACCAATCGCTTGGCCCCACTTTCTTTGGCTTGCTGCCACCCAAACAAATCAACCTTCGACTGATCACCAACAGACCAGAACTTCTTACCTTCGATTAGTTTCACTTTGTAAGACTGAAGGCGAGCCTTAGCGATGTATGGAAAATAGAGGAACTTGAGCGTCTTACCATCAGCCCGGTCATACCCGACCTTGATACCGTAGTAATCAAGTGCTGCTGCTCGGAGACGCCTGTCCTCTAAGTCTACAATCCCGCACTCTCCGATTTCATCCAGCTCCGCTTGAATTTCTTCGGCGGACTTGGCTAGTCGTTCATGCTTGGGAATGTCGTGGATGGTTTTACCAACGCCCAGTGGGTTCGCTACGTACTTGTTGCACGACCAGCAAAACCCATCCAGGCTCCCATCTTCTTGTTCATAGACTTGCAAACCGTTACGTGTACCGCAACTGTGAGCTGTCTTTACCAGACATTGGCCCATGTTCCTCCTCTTCTCTAATTATTATCGAACCTTGCGGTCTGCTTCGAGTACCCATGTCCGCTGACGGATGGCGAGTGGCCATTTAAGATCAACGTTCCATACCTCGAAGATGTCACGCTTGTAGTTAGCAAGGCAACTACGAGCAGCTTTACGGGTACTAACCCAGTCTTCCTTATCCCAAACAGGGCTGCCATCCCGATCGACCAAGTACCACTCATGTTTCTTCTGCATTTTCTACCTCTTGGGATTACTATACTGGTGAAAAAGGGGAAAAGTCTACAACCTCCCCCTATTTATTTTCAGAAAATCTCGTCGTCATCCTCGTCAGCTACTTGCATGTCAGCTTGGAAGCCCTGGATATCAGCAATGGCAGCAGCCTTAGCAGCAGCCAAACCGCCGAAGAGTTTCGGTGCTTTCTTGGCTTTGTAACCGTCCTGTGCAGGAGCTGGAGGAGGTGGTGCTTTAATCCAATCAGGATTAACACCCATGTTGGCCCACGGATCGATCGGATCAACGTCCTCACCGATGAACTCTTTGGGGATGATCTGAGCGGGCAGTGGTACTGCGCCAGCCAGGTACTCCTGGAAGCGACCGACGTAGCCAGCCAGAGTCTCACCAGCCAAGCCAGGTGCGGTGTTGACTTCCAACACGTATGCCTGCTGTGCCTTGTCGTTGAAGATTACGTCAACTGCACCGAACGCCAGGCCGAGTGCCTTGACAGCCCGGACGGACTGGTCAATCACATCTTGTGGAACCTGACCATCTTCGTTACGAGCGAAGATAAACCCATTGTCATGGTTACGGATTTTCCAGTTGATTTCATCGTCAGCCAGATCTTTCCGGCGTGCTTTACGCTGTACGTCAACGGCCATGCCACCACACACATGGATACGGTACTCTTGTTTCTTCGGCACGTACTTGACGTACAGAGGGGCACGAGAGATTTCATCACCGGTGCCTGGCTCAACCAGACGGATGCCCTCGCCACTGTGGCCGTTCAGGACGTGACGTTCAACGACCGTGTGACCCTGCTGAAACCACATACGAGCCTTGTGGAAGTCAGTGGTGTACTCAGGGGTACGGCAGTAGGCTTGTGCGTCTGGGGCGGGCTCACGGACGTCAATGATGCCATACTTGCCACCATCAAAGCGACCAACGAAGTCATCGGCCACTTGTTTGAATAGGCCGTGATCAATCGCCAGCTCGTGAACTGCGCCGCCAGCCATCACCTTGCGAGTGAGACGACGGCCTTCGTTCATGCGACGGAAGGCCAGGGACTTGTCACTCGCCTGTTGTACAGCTTGTGGCAGGTTGAGGATGATGGACTTGCTCACCTCTTCAGGCACCTTGGAGGCACCCCAGTTGATGACCAGTTTGTCCTTACCGCCCCTGTACTTGCTGTCTTTGTGAGCGATACGGACCAGATCCAAACCTTGTGCCAGTGCTTTGCACGATTCGCTACCAGGTTTGTACGGATAGATTGCTGCTTTCATTGGACTGTCTCCAGATCAATTTCGTAGTGAACTTCTTTGCGGCCTTTGTTTTTAGCCATGTCGCTGCCAACGGCCAGATTAGCCAGCTCTTCTGTACTAGTTACAGCAATGAACTCTGGTCCATCCCAGGTAAGATAGGTCACAACATAGACCATTTTACCCGCAGGTGAACGGGCATCATCGTATTCCTTTTGAGTTAGGAGTATCATTAGTAATCCTCCAGTGGCTCGTTAGGGAACTCCATGTCCAACGGGAACTCAAGGTCGCCGATCAACTTCTTGGCTACCTCATGGTAATCGTTCCAGTCAACACAGAACGCCACATCTTGAGCACGGCGCATGCCATCATGTAGCATGGCAGCATAGCCTTCACAGGCAAACTCACGAGCGTTCTCACCGAGGGCATGGATCAGGAACGACTTAGCGTCACCCGAACTGAACCACTCGATGATTTTCTCAGGGTTTTCAAACCCCTTGGCCACTTCACGCAGGCCAACCAGCACCTCAGCCCACTTGTAAATCAAGTCAAGGTCACGGGTGCCACGCATTGCACGGAACTCAAGGCTACCATAGGTGCCCAGAGCTTTCACGTTCATGGAGGCATAACGCAACTGGTCACTGTGAAGTGCGCCGAAGTCACGAGTTTGTGCCACTGCTTGGAGTTGGCCCAGCAGGAAGTCAGCGTCACCAGCCCGCAGACAGAACAGATTGCCTTCCCGGTGTGGGCCGCACCACTTCACCAGCACCTCTTCCAAGATCAGATAGAGGACCATGAAATTGTACAGCTCGATGGCATTCAGGTCTTGCACGTTGACGTGAACGTGTACACCTGCCCGGACGCTGTCATCAACGACAGTATCGTGTGCCTTGTACTGAGCGTCCAGATAAGCTAGAGCCATCTTGGCCTCTTTCAAGGTCGACGGCTTCATCAGGACGTACTCACGAGTCTCCTCGCCGCGGAGTGACCCGTCCAACTCGTTGTTCCAGAACTTCTCCGCTACTGGGAGACGCTTCCCTTCGACTTCAATTTCGATGCCCACGTCACCGGCCGTCTTGTACTTCTTGTTAAGACGAAACCATTGCATCACTGTTTTCATAGCGACTCCTGTAAAGCCTCTTTGAGATAGCTGAAAGACGGTACGAGGATGACGTTCCCTTCCTCGACCTTGCCCACTGGGTTACGACCGCCCTTGTAGTACACATCCAGCCCGTTGTCTACGGACCAGCAGCGACTCCATGCCATGGACTTGATCTTGCGAACAGCGTCCAGGCAGGCAGGGTAGGTTGGGTATTCACCGATGATGACCTGATTGAGAGCGTCATACGGGATACGTTCGCCAGGATAACCTTGACCTTGCGAGGCAAAGTTACCCTTGCGCAGCCCTTGACGCCAGTCCCGACGCATCGGAATCCGGCTCAAGTAGGTGGCGTACTTGTTGAAGTTGCAGTAGCCCAGCGGGACTGGGTGCAAGTCCAAGTCGTCAATGTCGCAGGTACGCAGCTCACCACCCACCTCGTCCAGACGGTAGTAGTTTACGACCATACCCTTGTTCACAGACACGACAAAGATCGGTGTTTTGCCCTTGCGGACGATGGTTTCTACGAGTCGGCTGTGTGCATACTCGTGGTCTTTGCCATACATTGACATGATTAAGCCGCCTTCTCGACAGGGATGTAACCGTCGTAGATGTTGTGAGCTTTCTTGAAGCCCGGAGGAGGTTCAACGCCGAGTTTGTCCAGGATGTAACGGACGTGACACATGTTCGGCTTTTTGGATTTCATGGCAGCAGCCATCAGCTCGACATGATCGTTGTACGCTGGCTTACCCTCGAACAGATCATTGATAGCCTTGACAGTGGTCCGATAGACCCATGCCATAAGCTCCTCAGACTGCAACCAGGCGTTGCTGAGCACACGGTACTCAACACCATAGGGTTTCGGACGAAACGCCCCCTGTGCCCCGTACATGGTCCGACGTTTGGTGTCTGAGTCATAGATCAAGCTGCCCAGACCGAGATAGAAGTCCAGTTGCTTGGTTGCCATGATGCAGGCTTCCTTGTGGCCAGGGTCAGCCACGTCGACGCCTTTAGTCCAACCGATGTGGACGTGACCAGCACCAGTGCGGAAGTTAACCGCGCCGTTGGGCCGTGGGTTGGCCTCACCGTTATTCCAGGCGTTGAAGTCTGGGTCGCAACCCAACTCCTTGGCCTCTTTAGGTTGGGCATCCATCACACGCTGGGTGAAGTTGGCCACAGGCACAGGAACCAGCTCGTAAGCAGGCACCATCTCGCCCATGATCTTCATGACGCCGGTGATGTTCTTCACGAACTCCGCTTCGTTCTTGGCGGGGTCGATGTTGAACTCCAACGCCATACCGTCCACTTGGACAGCGCCGTCTTGGACTTTCTGAGGGTTCTTTTTGTCACCCTCGATAAGCCCATGTGCGGATTGGAATTGCTTTTTGCCGACCTTACGCACAAATACTTCCGGGTCCGCACCTACCAGAATATTCAAAGTCATTACTTAGTACCTGTTTTTTGGGCTTCGATTGCCCGTTCTACGAAGTCACTCACCACGGGCAAATCCTTACATTCGCCACAGATGAAGTTCATTTTGTCCAGCCACACGATATCTTCAGCTTCTTCGATCGTGGGTACTGCCTTGCAATTGCCGCAGCCACAAGACACCAACAGATCAAAGTTGCTTTCGGATATGATTTCACCGCCGTAAACGACGGCCCACTCTTCTTCCTCTTCAGGCAAGGTCGTCTGATCGACTTCCATGAGTTCGATGATTGAAGTAGGGTCGAGAATTGCGTAAGTCTGACCGCCCAGGGTAGTGAAGCTACGCACCTTGCCCTCGAACAAGTGAACGCTGTTCAATACCCAGTCAGCCAAGGCAGGGTCATTCACATACAACCGCAGTTCAATCTCGCAGTTGTCCTGAGTGGCCCCGCACGAAATCCACTGAGCGCCAGTGGTTTCACTGGTCCGAAGGGACGAGGCGAAGAACTCGACCCTGTCTTGAAGAACCAGTTCGTTTGGGGTTATGAGCTTTTTTCCGCGTTTGTCCTCTTTCTCGAAGACGTTGCCATTCGCGGACTTACCAGTCCCGGAGTTTCCGGTCCCTGCGCCAGTCGTCTTTGCTGGTGGCACATACACAGGGTATTCGTGCAATTTCAAGTCAGTAACTTCGACCGCCTTGAATGCTTTAGGCTGGTAGCCGTGGTCCAGTTTGTACGTGAACAACTGGCCGGGCTTCGGCTGGAAGGGCTCCTTGTACTTGATGTCGGCTTTCTGGAGCACGATTTCGAGCATCCAGCGTTCCGACGCCCAGAACACGGTCTTTTCTTCCTTGTCTTCACAGATCCACAGGGGACGTTCTTCATTGCGAATGAAGTTCATCGACTCGCTGATACCATCGTACCAAGTAAGGGCAAATGCCCCGGCCAGGCGCTTGACGGTATCGTCCACACCCAAAATTTCAATGGCGTGGAAGATGTTGTCGCTGTCCACTTCATATTCGAGGTGATCAGGCAATAGGGTTTGGTTGCGCAGGGTGCCGTTGTGGGCACCGATGATGTGACCATGCTCGAATGGGTGAGCATTGACGCTGGTGATTTTGCCCTTGGTGGCCCACCGGTTGTGACCCATCAGCACGTTCAGCGACGGACGAAAGATCTCGTCGTATTGCTTGTACTGCATCAGGTCCCACGGGGTGCCCACCTTCTTGAACACAACTGGATTGGCTCTTGCATCCACAGCGAGAATGCCTGTGGAGTGTGGGCCGCGAAGTGTGTCAATTTCAAGCAGTTGCTTGAAAGCGTTCTCTTGTTTGACCGTGATGCAACCGGCCACGCCCACTAATCCGCACATTGGGTTGATTCCTTGAAAGATTTTCTGAAGTTAATTGCGAGCGCTAGCATTCCCTTACCGGCCAAGGTTTAGGTCGTGCTGCTCCCGTGATGGTGCCCACAAAAGGTAAGTGAGCGTGGTTTTTCGTTTCACGTTGTAGGTCGGACCAACAGTCATGTACCCCACACCATTGGCGGAGTACAGCTTGGACAGGTCCAGTGCCTGTTCACGTGTAATGCCAATGAGGGCAATCTCAACCTTGAGCGGATTCTCCGCCAGATTGATCTGTTCATTGGCAAGGTCCATGAGCTGGTCCATATTACGCACGCAGGCCGTGGTATCGGTCCAGCAGCTCGAAGAAGTATTGCGGGCACTGGTCAGCCTTGTCGAAGAACTCGGGGTGTGGCTGGAAGCACAGAGCCTTACAGGCGGCATAGTACACCACCTCTGTGTCAGGCTCCTCAGCATCAAGACACTTGGCCACCTCATTACCTTGCATGTACTCTTTGAATCCGCCGAGAGCAGCAGTGGCTACAAGTTCAGCCCCAGGCCCGGCCCGCATCATCTGGTGGTGAGTGGAGCTAACCGAGATTTTGCCGCCGGTGGCAACGTCCGTCAGGATGTGATTGAGGCCAGTGGCATGCTTGTTCACATGCTGGTACATCGACCCACCACACATTACATTAAGGAATTGCCCGCCACGACAAATGCCGGCCATAGGGATGCCCATACGACGTGCAAAAGCAAAGAAGCTAGCTTCATACAGGTCGCGCTCCAGGTTGTCACCAGTGGTGCGGTGACGTTCCTCGCCGTACAGGCAGGGGGATACGTCTTCACCGCCTGTGAATTGGATCAGGTCAGCCTTGAGTGGCCCTTTGCACAGGTCCCAGCCTGCATCGGTGTACATGCGTTCATACGCAGGGGCACGGCCACCAACAATGAATACTTTAGGCATTGATCTTCTCCATCAGATGGGTGTTAGCCCATTTAGCCATCACTTCGATGGCACGGTTGTAGGGTACACTGTTGCCCATGACTTTCTCTTCAGCCTTTAGGGCAGCACCGAATGGGTTGAGGCTAACGCCTTTGCGTTCACCCTTGCACAGATTGTAAGGGAAATCCTTGCGGATGATGGCCACCAGCCCACCACCATCACCTTGCTCGGCGAACATGTCGCTGTAGTTGCGGTAGTGGCCGGTCAGGCTATACTTATCGGTTGGCTTGAACTTGTGTGCCAAGAGGTTCTTCAACCCCTTCCAACCGAGGCTGTCAGGATTCAACGAGGTGTGCCAGTTGAGGTTGGCCGACCACGACACGTTGGTGGCAGGGTTAATCTCGCTTGGTGCCTGGATGGTGTGACCAATAGCGAAGGCGAGGTCTTCATTCACCCCCTGTTGCACGAGATCGTAAGCAGCACGAGCCACGTACACATGCTCCCAGAGTCGACGCAGGCCGACAGCAGCGCCACCCACTAGGTTGCCCGGCTTGTCACCGTCAATCAGCACCACGCCCTCAGCAAGAGCTTGAGTGGCATCTTTGGTGATGAACGCATCCTTGTAGATGCTACGGTTGAGCATGTAGTCCACGAACCAGTGCTCGACTTCGGGAGCCAGTACACGGCCGGGGTTATCACCGTAGCCGCTGCCTTCTTGCAGGCTGTTGACGATGATCTTGGCCTTGTGGTAGTTCAGGAAAGCGTGGCAGACATAACCACCAGTCACCTTAATCTCGCCATCCTCGCCAATGAACGCCGCTGCCGCGTTGTCCTTGCGTTTCCCCACTGCCTTGATCAGTTGTTCTTTTGCCTGGGCGATGAGGCTGTCCCAGTCCAATACTTTAGCCATGGATATTCACCACGTTATCAGCTTGTTTATGTACGCCAGCCTCAGCCAGCACGTCTTCCAGCGCTTCAATCTTGTACATCCACACCGAGGCTTCAGGGTAGTCCTCATCGAAAGCTGCCTGAGCCATGTTGCGTCTTGCTTGGTCCAATTGCGCCAACAGAATCTGTTCCATCACAGCCTCCTAGTCGAGCAACTCGACATGATGACCTTCGACCCACTCACGTTTGTAGCCCTTGTTCATGGCGTCATAGGTGGCAATGTTGATGGCACCAGTCACGCCTTGAGCTTGGACCGTGAAGATTTGATCAGGCATGTTCGGGCAGTCATCACCACCAAAGAACAATGTCACCTGAAACTTGCGCCACTTGGGTGTTTCGTCAGTTACACCCTTCATGAGAGCAATCTCTTTGTCGTAGATGCTCATGGCTTACCACCAAACTTCATGTCGAAGTCCAGCAGGGCTACATCAGCACGGTGTGACGAGTCAGAGGGGAGGTCTCCGTTAGAGACAGACGCTGTATACACAGCCATCCAGAACTCTTGACGAGTCAACTCTTTGGCAATAGCAACCCGCCGTGCTTTTTCTTGGTCATCTTGAGGCCATGCCATCACACACCTCGTTCATTGAGCATCCGAGCTTCACGCTGAGCGAAAAACTCGAAGCAAGACTTGAACACAATGACGCCAGTGGCTACCTCGTAGGTACACCAACTGCCCTCACTGTACCGTACACCCCACTTCACGACTCACCCACCGGGGCCCAGTAGAATGGGTCAGTGCGAAAGCGTTTGAGTGTGTGAACATCCTTGGCCGTCACCTTGATCCAATGACCAGTTGGCAGGAATACCAACACGTCACCAGACGTAGGAAGACGGTCACGGGAGTCAACCGGGCGGGCCTTAGGCCGTTTGATGCGGTAACGTACCATGTTGATACCTCTGTGGGCTCCTGTGAGCCGTTGTGGGAGGTTATAGGGGAGGAGCAGCCACTACCCCATCAGGTTGAAGGGTAAGCAGCTTAGGTGACGACAGGGAAAACATTAAATCTTCGAAGCCCATCTCACCGGGCTGGTGCTTTTTACGCAACGCAGACTCAGCCCACATGATTTGGTTGCCCGTTTCAGGGCTGGGGAAATCTTTGTCGAGGAAGTAGGAGAAGCCACCAACGCTAAGCTGATAGCCAACGCCCTCATGGTCGATCTTGGTGCCAGCTGGCCCGCCGTAAATCTTGAGCACAGCAGCCTCACAGTTCATGTGTGGCAGCTCAACACTACGCAACAGGACCACTTCACCAATTTCATACTTGGGATGAGGCATGATCATTCCTCCTTGATGGTGACAGTACCAATGAAACGACGCGAGCCATCACGCTGGAAGAGTGCCACCTTGCCAGTCATGAGGGTGCTGCCAGGATTGTTGCTTGGCTCACCTTCCAGTACCACCGCTTCAAAGGTGTTAGCGGTTGTCTTACCAGTGGTGAGGACCACAAGACCGCCGAAGGTGAGCACCAATTGCCCACGGGAGAAGGGGTCGGAAGTTGCACCACCTTTAACAGAGACGTAAGCCATGATGAATTCTCCAAATTATTTTCTAAGGTTAATGTAGACGAATGAGCATTCCGTTATTCGCCCACGTATACCAGCTCTGTAGTCTGCCCATCGTCCTCAAAGGCACGCATCTTTACCAGCCACGCCGTAGGAGAGAGCTTAAAGCCCGCCTTGAATTGCTTGATGTTACGATAGACGGACGCTTCCAGTTGATCAGGGACTTGAGTGAACACATCACCCTCGTCTCGTGGCTCACAGCCAAACAATGCAGTACCATCCTCGTACACATACTTGACAATGAACGGGTATTTCACACGGGCCATAACTATTTACGCTCCACGTTGTAGACTATTCTCCCAGAAAAGAGTATATACTAGTAAACTGTATAGTACTTAGGAGAATATAGGAGAGAAAAGAAAGGGTAAGTATACT